TTAATTCGTCGAACTTTCTATAGCTCTAACAGTAATATAAATATCCCTTAAATTCTCTACCGGTGTATCTTTTGGAACTACACATTTTATCCAAAAACTAACCGAACCAGACGCTCCTATATTAGCTAAATTTAATGGAGTAGCTTGCCATGTTCCAGGACTTCCTGCATTATCAGGCGCAACACTAAACCAACTTACATCTGCACCTTCTCCAGCAACCAAATCAATTATAGATACAACCGAAACCTCTGTATATTCTCTATCTACCGCATCGTTTTTAATCCATAATTGCTGTATTTTTGTTCTATCATTTACATCATCCGAACTTGAAAGAAATTTAACCTGTCCAGACACAGTATTTACACCTTCAAATATCCTTACCCCACCACTAAAAGCAACAACTGTTTCACCAACCGCTGGAGCATTTCCTAAATAAACAGTTCCACCACTATAACCCCATTCACCTGCACTTGGAGTTGTGGGCGTTGTAGTATTTTTTACCAACAGCTCCCCATACGGCTTTCCAGCACCAAACAATCTTACTTCATCAGGCTCTTCTGAAACCGCAAAAGTATTCGTTGCACCATCCCCATTCAACATCGCTAAAATTGTCCTTAAAGGCTGTGTAAATCCCGCATCTGCATAAATCTTCAACGCCATAATAACACCTCCTGCCATACTAACTAAAATAATTGTTCTTCTATACCATTTGGCAACACAATATCAGCACCAGAACTACCATTCCAGATACTAATTTCCGACGTAAATCTATCATATTGCAAAGTAATAACCGGCTGATAATAAAAAGCACCATTATTAGGATTTACATTCGAAGTAGCTTTACTCGACAAATTATAGCTATACAACAATTCATAATTACCGTCCATACCAGAACTAAAAGGTATTTCCAATATTTTTAATGGAATATCTGTTAAATTATAAGGATAATAGGATTCACGTAAAAATTCAGTCCCACCATCTTCGCAAACTTCTAATTTTATTTTATATCTACTTAATTCTACATTCGGAGGATATAAAACAGTAATATATGTATTCGGTGCAAAAACTCCATTTGTTATATCATCAAAATTAGCATTTACAACAGCAGATATTACATTGTCTTTTACCCACGTAGGCCTATATCTATCCAACATCGAAAAAACAACCGGCTCCAAATGGTAAGGATTTTCATATATTTCTAAATAACTTCGAGTAATATTAGAATGCAACGGAGTAACATCTAACAAATACCTCATCGCTTCAAAAACAAATTCACCTTCAACTTGTCCATCGGCATTTACATACTGCACAGTTTCATTCATTGTTTCAGGAATAATATTAACAGTAGCATGTCTATAATCAGCATTGACAATTTGTGCACCACTTTCTGTTAAAAGAATTTCTAAATATTCTATATTATATCTCGAATAGCCAGCTTCTTCGTAATAAATATGGTATTCCGCCTTAAAATGCTCTTTAAATCTATATTTTTTGCTATCTCCGGCGTCGTAATAATTCGTAAAATCTGTCCTAAACTGCGTATTAACGTCATAAATATATTTGTGGAAATATCTATCCATTAATCGAATAAAAACGCCTTCCCCAAACACATATAATTTATCCTTAAAATCACCATTATGCGGGAAAAAACCTACATAAATATTACCTTTTTTCGTAGGTGGTGCATACTGCATATTTATCCTATCAATTTGCGACGTGGGAATTTGCACTACCCCATTTTACCAGCCCCTTATAATGCTATGTGATAAACGGAATATTCTGGAACCGAACAAAAACTTTCTACTTGCTTTTGCCCATGCACCCTAACCTTTATTACTTTATCTTTTGTAACTCTATACGGAAATACATAATTAAACGTTAAAGTATAAATTTTGTGGAATTCACTTTCTAAACTCGAACTTGCACTAATCAAACCATCTGAATAATACTCCTCTAAAATTGTCCCCAACGTAGCATCTGTCTCCAATATCTGCGGATTATTTGCGACCTGAAAAAAGTTAACCTCATCTAACTCTGCGACAATAAACTTTGTTTTATAAAAAATATATTTATCCGCATAATACCTAAATCCATGTGGTGTCGGCGATTCAAAACTCGTTTTTACTCCAACATTTCCATCATCAACATCAGTAACCATCGCAATACCAACAGGCAACATACGATTAAATCCTGATACATCTTTAAAAAATTGTTTCCATACAGCATTATCTAACGAATACCAATATAAATAACTACTCGAAGCATCTTGCCCATCTATAATTTCTCCAACAGGAATATCTGTCCTATATGCAAAAATAGCTCTAACTTTTTTATTTTCATTTTCTTTGTAAAAAAAAGCATCTATAACATGTGTTTTAACCTTAATTCCAACAGCATTTAACCCATAAATCATGATGGTATAACATCACCCCCACCACCGCCCGGACTACCAGCAATTGCCAAATAACTAACACGTTGGTAATTCCAAGCATTAATTATTTTTAATGTTTCATCAGGTCCCCATATAAAATTAACATTTTCAAAAAACTTTTCAGCTCCAGAAAATTGCAACGTCTGACTATCTAATTCCTTAAACCACAAATTATCATAATTTGTAGCATCGACATATTCCCAATAAACCGCATAAAATTTATCTTTAACATTTACTAACGCAGGATGGCTGTCTATAGAATAATTTGCTTCCAATAACAAAACTCCACTCGAAGAAAATTGCTTAAACCCTTTATTCGAAACTATAAAACTTCCATCATCCAAAAAGTAACATACCGTAGGCTGTATGCTATCTATCTTCGAACTAAAATTAACATCAGAATGCAAATTTGTTTTATTATAATAAAAATAACAATTGCCCGTATCATTATCAACCGCATAAGTTATAGAATTTGTCCCATCATCTACAGATAAAATTCTCGAATAACCACTAAACGTTAAATGTATATCTCCATCAAACGTCCTCAAATGTCTACCAGAATTTGTATCATACGCATAAAAATACTCGTTGGCAATTATCCTTACTTTTCCATAAGCACTAATATTTAATTGCAATGGCAAATAATCCGTATTTTGTACTTCTCCTGTATCTGTATCAACTTCTTTAATTAGCAAACCATCATTTAACGTTTCTCCAATATCGCTTATAACATTAACACCATTATACGAAATATAACCTGCCTTATTATCAGTTTGCAACAATTCCACAGCTAACCCCAAATTTAAAGTTTCTTCTACTGCAAAATCGCTAATATGAGTAACTTTTATCGCAGTATATTCAACATCTGGATAAATAAGATAGAATATATCCGTTGGTGGTATTTCAATTGGAGCAAAACTCGAAATAAAATCTGGAAGTGCAAAATAACTCTTTCTTTTTAAAAAAAATTCTCACCGCCTGCAATAATTACTCTATCCCCTATTTTCATATCAGGCTTTGCAGGTATTTTGTATTCTTCTCCATCTATATCTACAATAGCCCACTTACCATTAAACCCTGTAAGTTCTACAATATCTTTTATTATTCCAGATTTAACTGCTTCTTGTCTTATCTCTCTAAAGCTTTGCTGTAAATTATCAAAATGTAATGTCATAGGCTCACCACCTCAACCGTCTGCGTTGCATAATCTTCAACTGTATCGTGTGTTAAATTTACTGCTTTAATCAACGAACTCCCGCTACTCCCTATATCTACAAGCCCATTATAATCAGTCTTAAATACCTGCGTATAAATTAACCTCTGCGCATAAGAATAATAAAAATGCATTTTATCAGCATAATTACTTTCTAATCCTCTTGGTATTCCAGCAACACTTATTTCTCTAAACGGAGCACTTCCAACTGTATTCTCCACACCTACTTTCTTTTTCCGGTTAAACGTAATTTGAAATTGTGTATGTGAAAATGCAGGATTATCATCAACACCTAATTTATTCATAAACGCATCTAAAATTGCTTTATTAATATCTCCACTATTAGGATACGGAACAGCAACCCTAAAATAAAACATAAACCTGGTATTGCCATCCCAAGTCCAATCATATTCATAAACATCTTTATTCTGCGACGTTGTAAGTCCTTTAGTTGCACCAGCTCCATAAACAAAATTTACCAACGGTGTAACTCCAATATCTATATCCGCATAATTAATATCAAACAGATATTCAGCATAAACTATTACATACTGCAAATTATCCGATGCATCAGTAAATGGTGGCTCTATAACAATTCTAAATTTTGGCTTTTCCATAACAAGCTGGTAATAATCAGGAGTGCTTGTTTCAGAATAAACATTGTATTTTACACCATTAAAACCATTCAACCCCCTACTTTTACTTACTTCCAATTCTGCCGTTAAAGACTGTATAGGTAAACTTAATGTTCCTGCAGTCGGTATATCAATTAACGAAATAGTCCCATCTACATTCATAACCCAAAATTTACCTAAAATATTCGCATACCAATCTATAAAATCTAATACTCTTCCTTCAAAATTTACAAAAACCTTTGTAGTATTATCAGTCGAAGGATTATTTATTGTGATTGGGCATTTCGATGCAATATCACTCAACGCAAGAGGCTCGATAATTCTAATCCGGTCGGAAAACTCTGGTATAGTTTTTTCTAAGCGGTATATATACTTAATCCCATTTTGGCTATTCTTCATCCCTAACCACTGCTGTTTTTCAGACACAATATCCGCCTGAATATTAAAACTTCCTAACATTAAAGAAAACGCATTCCCTGTTAATTGCTCAAAAGTTTCAACACTTCCAGAAAATACTGGCTCTTCAATTGCCTTATTAAAAGTAACAATCATAACCCCACACCCCTATACATGGCGTTTCTAATCTCATTTTTAATATTTTCCCCCGCTTTTTTCCATTCTAAATCAAAGTTTCCAAAATCTATTCTAACGTTATACGTAACTAATGCTTTGTTAGCAACACTTCTTATATTCGGAAACTCTTTTAACACCTCACCTAATCTACCTGTATTTGCAAGAGACAATACCACAAGCTCCGCTTCCTGCATTGTATCTACAATCCCTTGTTCCACCAATTGTTTTGCCTGCTTTGTTAATTCACTTACTGCAGTTTTATCAATCAACGATACTTCTTTTATTAACTTATTAGACAACTCCGAAACATCCGCAAATTGTTCTATCGCTTTTGTTTCTTGCTTTATCTTAAATAAATCTCCTAACGCACTACCTAATTTAATCGCAGTTGTAATATCATAAATCAAAAGTCCAACTACCCCAGCAACTTTTCCAATAGTAGCAGTAATTCCATTTAAACTTGCAACCGCAGTATTAGATAACGCAGGGAATAAACCGGTAAGTGTTTTTAAATTAGTTATTGTATTTATAATTCCAGATGTTAATTTTCCAAAAAGTCCAGCAGTTGTTAATAAAACTCCACCATATACAGTCATTTGTGCTATTACTTTTTTTGTTCCATCATCCAACGAAGTAAACCACTTAACCATACCAATTACAGGCTCCAAAAAAGATTTGGCTGCCTCTACCACACTCGGGAAAACTTCATATGCTAAATTCTTTAGCTGGTTAATCATAAGTTGATATTGCCCATATGGTGTCTGCTTAACCTTTTCATTTAACTCTTCAGCTGCTCCCGAACTATTTTTTAAATTATTCTCTAATACCTTTAACTGCTCGCCCTTTTCTATTAAAACACTTAACGCAGAAACACCTTCTTTACCAACTAACGTTGCAAGTTGGTCTACCGAAACCCCTGCTTCTGCAAACGTTTTAGCTATTTCATCTAATCCGTGTTTTCGTGGGTCAATATCTTCCAAACTAATTCCCAACTGCTCTAATGCTTTCTGGGCTTCACTACTCGGGTCGACAAGCGATAACAAAATATTTCTTAACGATGTTCCTGCCTGTTCCCCAGTCAAACCAGCATTATAAAATAACATAAGTGCAGAAGTTACTTCTTCCACGCTTAAACCAACAGATTTTGCAACAGGTCCAACATATTTCATACTATCCGCAAGCTTCCTAACAGATGCTTGCGAATTTGTAATTGCATATGCAAATGCATCAGCTACTTTTGCGCTTTCCGAAGCACTTAAGCCAAAACTCGACAACGTGCTAACAACCAACTGCGAAGTAGTAGCCATATCCGATAACGTTCCATTTGCTAAAGCAACTGTCCCTCTAACAGTTTCTATAACTTCCTGTCCTTTATAACCAGCCGATGCAATATAATACATACCATCCGCTACTTCCTTAGCTGATATAGTAGTTGTTAAAGACATTTCTCTTGCAACTTTCTCAAACTCCTTAAACTTATCAACCGTCAACCCTGCAACAGAACCAGCCGATGCAATACTTTTATTTAATTCCAACCCAAAATGAGAAGCTATTCCAACAACACCTAACATACTACCTCCAAGTGCAAGCATTTGGTTAGAAACACTATTTATTGCAGAACTAACTTTCTGTGGGTCTATACTTTTATTTATTTTACTTCCAGCATTTTCCAACTGTTTCGCAGATGCATTTATATTATTAAACGTCTGCGATACAACTTTACTTGCTTCGTCTTTTGCTTTAATGAGTATCTGCACAACATTTTCCAAACTTGCCATCTTATTCGCCTCCTTGCACTTGGAGATAAATCCACAACAACTTTAACGGCATGTCTTTATTTATATAACCTATTCGTTCTGCGATTGAGATAATTTGCTGGTAGTATTTTTTATTTCTGCGAAAAAATCAGCATCCCCATTACTCAAAAAGTTTAACAGCTTAAAATCATTAACGATTAAAGCTACTAACAAATCCGGTAAATCTTTTAAATTCCCTTCATAAGGCTCATCATCTATTGTAGGATTTACAACAGTCGATAATGCTAAATCTATTAGTCCTTCAGCATTGCTCATATCTTTAATCACTTTCCCATTTTCCACTCTTTGCATTTCCAAAAAAGGTGTTTGTCCGGTTAACCATCCAAAAGCTATAGGATATCTCACCGCAAAATCTAAAAACTGTCCCGCCGTTAAAGGCTTCATCTCAGCTTTAAATATATGCGCTTTCTTATTCCACAAAAAACTATATTCTAACTTTGCATTTTTTTTCGTAAAATCAATCATTTCTTATCACCACCTTATTATGCTGTAGTTGAAATCGTTAATTCACTAATTATAAAATTCCTTGTGGTAGTATATGTTCCATCAGGTGTATCTTCAGCTTTATTTTCATCTTCATACGCCTTACCTGTTATAGACAACTTTCCAACAGATATAGCAAAATCTATTTCACCCAATGTATCTCCCAACACAGGAGCTTCGTTTAATGAAACACTCAACTTACCATCAAAACTTGTAAAAATTGCATCAGCAATCTTAGGATATGGGAAGTCTAAACCAGCACCATCATAAATCCATTCAATACTCCAATTTGCGCTCAAATTAAAACTTAATACCTTTAACGTTGCACTGTCAACGGTTATAGTTGCATCATCTATCAACATCAATGTTCCAGGATTAGCTGTAGAACTTGCACCACTTGTCTTTTTTCCTTCCACTGTAACAGAAAAATCTACTTCTCCACCTAATTTTCCAGATAACGAAAGTGCAGTTATAATTCCATCTACTCCTGCACCTGCACCCGATGCTGTAGCTGTAGTATATGCACTATGTGTTGCTGATAAACTTGTGGTGTCTGTAACAATACCAGACAATTCAATAGAAGCAAGCTTAGTTTTTCCCGCTACTACTGTAAAATTTGGTAAACCTTTATAAACCTTTGAATTAAATTTGTCTGTAAAATTCGCACTTGTAATTAAGCCATTTATTCCAGAAACATGTTGATGTCCTACATATGGCATAATCTAACCCCCTTTTACATTGTATATATTACTTCCAAACTCAAAACAGCTCCAACTAAGGCAAAATTTATATCTACCGTCTGCGTACTTCTTATCCTACTCGAAACATATTTCCACTTAGTTATTACTCCATTAATTTCTACTTCTCTCTGCAACGTATTTTCTAAATCTTCTATAAAATCTATTAATTCCAATATTGCTTTTTTGCTCGCACTTTCTATTACTCTATTCACAAAAAAAACACTTAAAGACATTTTATGCACCTGCGTTTGGTGTAACCCCTGCATAACACTATCGCTTTCCATTTCAACCCATGCCACAGGAAACATTTTTACTAAATCCCAATTAGGCTCAGTTAATTCCACTGTAAAACCTTTATTTTCTAAAAACTTAACAAAATATTCTATTATTTCTTTTTTCATTCATAATCACCCTCTTAATAACCTATCAACAAATTCAGAAGCAATTTTTCCTAAATTTTGTATATCTTCATTTTGCACAACCAAAAACGGTCTTGCAGGAACACCATTAAGCCCCAACTGATGTGTAACTCCATATTTTACACCAGAATATACTTTTGCCGTGGTATTTGTTACTTCAACATTTATAGAATTTCTTAATCGTCCCGTTAAAATCAGCATTTTTGAGCTATATCCTTCTCTAAGTTTCCACGCTAAATACTCTTCAGATAACGGAGGCCATTTTTTAGGTCTACCCTGATATTCAAAATTTAACAAAACACTTTCTTTTTGATATGCTCCCATATCTCGCAACATTGGAGTAAAAGATGCACGATTTAATTTATCTACAAGTTTTTTTACCGAACCTAAATCTACCTCTATTTTTATATCAGACATCTATTACCACTTCCCTAATTCATCATCAGTAAATACCCGTTTGATACTCGTATAATCTACCGATGTCGGCGTCTGGTCTTTCGGAAAAACCCTCTTAAACATACCATATAACTGCATAAAACGGTTCCAATATTGGTTAGACAATTCTATATACCCTTTTCTTTCTAACAACCTACTAACGACATAAACAGGCAATAAAATTTTTTCTTTTGTTTCATCCAAAACAATATCACGGCTTATTAAAGCCACCCCTTCATCCATTATTGCCTTTAACAATTCATCATCAGGAACATTTAATTCGGAAGATAACCCAGCAAAATGTTTTTCTATACGTAATTTCAAATCTTCTAAAGTCATATAATCCCCCCAAAAAAGCAAAGGGGGCATCTACCCCCCTCGCTTATGATATTGTTACATTCAAAATCTTTACTCCATTTACATTGCCAATATATGGAAGTGGTCTTGACATCATATAAAGAACAATTTGTGAACCATCTTCTGTAGTACTTTCCCAAACAGCAACATCTGCCTGCACAGGTCTAAAACCAGCATTCAAATGCTTATTAATTATTGCACCATATGTTAACGTAAATACTTCCGTTGAAGCAACTATTATTTTACTTCCACTAATTGCATCATATGTAGAACCACCAAACGAATATTTATTTGCATAATAATAAATAGGTGGTAAACCATTTATTTCTCCAACAAAACGGACATATGGCTCTTCAACCCTATAATTTAAAGCACCTATATTAACACCATTTTTAGACACAGCATCTTTAAATTGTGTATTATCCCAAAGTGCCTTAGCAACATCTTTTGTTACAATTATATACTCAGGATTAAAACCACTTGCCTTAATTTCATCAACTAAATCCATCAAATCATTTATAACTTTAGTACTACTACTTAAAGAATAAGCACTTGAACTAACTCCAGTATCTAACAAAAATTTCCTTTTACCATCATTGTAATTTATCTTTCCTGTAGAAATTAATTGTGCAAACATTACTTCTAATCTTCTCATATATCTTTCTTTTAATAACCTAACTTTAGTTGCATAAAGATAATCCTTAGAACTTATTACATCATTAACATTATCAACCGCTAATACTTGTGGGTTAAAATTTTGCGATGCAATTAATTCTTCAGTAATAGTATCATATTCGTAAATTTGTGCTGGAGCAATTTCCACCTCATTAACGTTAGCACTAATACGAACAGGCTTTGGAGGGTCATATAATTTCCCCAAACTTGAGACACTTACACTCGAAGTTTCGCTTCTAATCTTTACCTTAGGAAGCGGAGAAAATTCTACCCTTTTACCAAATGTTTTTGTCAACCAAAAAGTCGGAACCGGAGCCTGTTTAAACAATGAAGTTAAATATACCCAATCCATAATTTCGCCTCCTTATATTTCTCTTTCTTCAACGAAAATTCCAATTTGTCTTAATTGTGCTTTTACATCCTCACTTGGAGTTGTCACTATTTCATCCGTATAAACTATGCCCCAAAACATCACTTTAGCAGTTGCTGGATTTTGAGATGCAGAAACATCTTCCACTAAAACACCTGCAGGACTTCCAGATGCTAATGGAGTATATCTGTGATTAATTGCATCATATTCCAAAATTGTACCTGCTGGAATATCATTTGTAACATCTACCGGAACTATCGAATAATATCTGTCTAATAACATTATTTAACACCTCCTTTAAAAACTATCTCAGAAACTTTTTTAGCTCTTATTACAGGGTCAAGATTAGGATTGCTGTTTTCTTCACTAAACTGTTTAAACATATCAGGATTAATCATTTGCCTGAACATTTCATCAAAAACAACTTTCTTTTCTGGCTCTTCTAAAACAACTTTCTTAGCTGTTTCTACAACGCTTGGCTTAACCCCTTTCCTAACCCAATCTTCACTCCACTTTTTTACTTCTACCTCCAATTTTTCCTTTTCTACTTTTTCTAATTTTTCAGATAACTGTTTTAACTCACCTTCTAACTTTTCTTTTTCCTCGAACAAAATCTTTTTCTCTTCTTCCACTTTCTGGAGCTTTTCTGTTAACTTTGTTATTTGCTCTTCAAGGACCTTAACGTCCATATCTAACACCTCCTCGGCAAAATGAAATTCCGGTGGTTGCTTGTCAAACATCTTATACAACTGAACCAACTTGTTATATGCATCTTTCTTCTTATCCCTCGGTATCTTTTTTACGCCTCCCCTCGCACCTAATAAATATGCCATAGCAGTTTTTACTCCACTCCAAAATATCGTCATCTTTCCATCTTTAATTTTAGCATACGGTAACACATAAGCCGATTTTACTTCAGGATAACCACTTTTTCCTTTTTCGTATTTTTCCATATCTACATAAACACAAGCTTTTGCAAGTGTTTCCCAACCAAATTTATCTATTATTTCATCCGCATCCTTAACCCAATCCCAGCTCCATTTACTTGTTTCATCTTTCTCCCAGCTTTCTGGTGGCATTGGTGTAATTCCAAGTTTGATAATTTCCTGTGCTTCTTCTTCAAGTTTTATTTCAGCTACTTCTGGATGTGCTGGTCTGTTTGTAAGTGCTACACCCAAGAATACAGGTCCAACTTCTTTCCCAGACTTCTTTTCAATATATTTTTCAGTAAATTCTGCGGACATATACCTAAATTTACCATTTTTTACTAATTCATATCCCTGTTCCGATAATTCTACTAAAATCCATAACCCATCTTCTCTTGCTTCCATGTCAATAACTGTTCCATAACTTCCAGCAAAATCATTGTGACTAATATTTACAGGTGGTCTATAATGTGGTATCCCTTTCTTAAAATTATCCACTATCTTTACACACAATTCTTTTGTAATTTCTATTGTTTCCTTCTTCCCGGTAGGAGTTACATAAACAAATTTACTAATCGGCAAAACATTATACCAAAACTTCTGCTTCTTAATTTCATCCAACAAAAACAATCTTACAAAATTCATTATTCCACCTCCACTTACTTAGCATTTTTTAAAAAGCCATATACTAATTCTATATCTTCTTGTCTTTGCATCCCACTTTCAACCTCACCGCTATTCAATTTTTCAGGTATTTCCTTTCTAAACCCACTCACAGGCTCCAAAAAACTTCTACAATTTACATGCAACGGTGGAGTATTCATTGCCAATACCCCTATATCATCTTTCGGAATAAACTTTCCATGCCTCGACTTACACATTTTTGTTGTTCTATCATCCAATACTGCAACATATCTATAACCTATTATAACCTCACTCATATAAGTTTCTTGTAAATTCCCCAAATTAAATGCCCTCGTAGCTTCTGTCCTTGCTATCATTTGTATCCTGTTAGTAGTAAACTGTTTCACTTTATTTTTTAAAACCAAAATTGCTTCTTCTTCTGATAATCCTTCCTTAATTGTCTCCGCTACCAACCTTGTTACTTCTTTCCTTGTAGCAACTTCCTCCACTTTTGCTAACGAAACAGTATATCCACGTAAAAAGTTTAATGCTTCGCTTGACGGTCTAAAATATTCAGCAAACATATCTTTCGTAAGCCTTTTAAATGCATTAACACTTAACATTAATTTTAGCACATCTTTATTCTGATTATACACTAAATATAAAACTTGCTCCGCACTTGGGAATTCAGCTAAAGTAAATCTACTTTCCAATTTAGATTTATTCCTTTTTACCAAATTATTAAGATAACCATAACCATATACTCTTCCAAAAATATACGCTATCAATAACCCCTTAAACAATACCCCACTTAAGACATCTATATCATAAAACGCAATATCTCCATCCACTACTTCTTTTATTGTGGCTTCTCTAATAGGCTTCCATGCCTTATACAAATTATTAATAATTATATTTTCTGCTCTTTTGTGTGCTTCAGCGAAACCCCTATATCTTGCCATACTTTATCCTCCAAATTAGACTTATTATTATTTGCAACATTTAAATCAGCTTTCCTTTCTGGGAACCCCGCCATCATTCTTATCCAATCAACATCTTCATAATCTATAACTCCAATATCTAAGAAATTAGCTAACGCATTACTTAATTTTTCCAATTCTTCCGAAGACATTCTTATATTCGAAACAAATTTGCCATAAACATTTACATTAACGAAATTCCAATCAATTAAATC